CGCCCAAGAAAAAAGAAGCCGCCGGCAATAACACACGCAAAATACTGGCTGAGTGTTTTCCGAATTACAAAGATGATGAATTGGATTTACTGGCTAAAATTACAACCAAAGAAGAAATAGATGCTTATATCGCGGCAAAAGGCCAAGAAGCAAAAAAATGAAAAAAATAAAAAATCTATTGACCAGCGGCTGTAGTTTTACCAGCGATGGTATGGGCGGAGTACCACCAACAAAATTAAATGCAGGAGGTTGCAGTTTTGTGTCTGCCGGCGACTATAATGCAACACAACCTAATTCGTGGCCAGGGTTTTTGGCTCAGCAACTAAAGGCAACCAGTTTGTTTAATACTGCAAGCTCAGCACACGGTAACATGCTTGTAGCAAACACTTTGTTAGAGTGCGTAAACAGATTCCAGTATTTTCCAGAAGACACTGTGATAGTTTTCAATATTTCTGAGCCTGCAAGACTAGATCTTATCTGCGGTTACGATCACCCAGATGCCGATCATGCAAATGTTCCTTGGAACAAAGATTTCATTCCGTATACGTTTATCAAAAGATCGAGTCAGTTGATTGTCCAGTTGCAAAAACAACTTGGTTTTGAACATGTTGAATTTCTCACATCTAATTGTGTTGAGTTCTTGTTTAATTTTTTAGAACAAAGAGGTTTTGCTTTTTATTTCTTGACCATGATGGATTACAATCAATCATGTTTGCAAAAAACCCTGGATAAATTCAGTTCGCATTTTATCAGTTTAGATCCAGGATCAAACATGATCGACTTTACCAGGATAACAAATAATCAAAAATCCGACAAAGATTTTCATCCCAGCGTTCACGGACATGAACTGATGGCACAACAAATATACCGCAGGATCGCACATGACCTACACTTGTCAATATTGTAAAAAGGACTTTATCAAAGAGTCTAGTCTTGCGGTGCATTTGTGTGAGCCTCGCCGTCGGCGTATGGAAAAAGACGAAGCCGGGGTAAGAATTGCATTCATGGCCTATCTTAAATTCTATGAACTCACACAAGGCAGCGCAAGATTAAAAACACATGATGATTTTTGCGAAAGTGCCTACTACAAGGCATTTGTGAAATTTGGGCGTTATTGCGTGTCAGTGCGTGCCATCAATTCTGCTAGGTTTGTTGAATGGTTGTTGAAAAATAATAAAAAAATAGATCATTGGGTACGAGACAGCATGTATACCGAGTACTTGATTGAATATCTCAAGATAGAGAATGTAAATGATGCCTTGGCACGTGCTATGGAGTTTGGTATTGTCTGGAGCGAAGAGTCTGGTAATCCAGCCGAAGACTGCTTGAGATATGGCAACACCAATGCCATGGTCTATGCTGTCACAACTGGTAGGATCAGTCCTTGGATAGTGTATAATTGTGAAAGCGGACAGAAGTTTTTGAGTGAACTGGATACCACGCAGATAGCCATGGTCTGGCCCTACATTGACACTGAAGTATGGATGAAAAAGTTTTCGGATTACGTGGCCGACCAAGAATACGTGCGAGAAATGTTGACCAAGGCTGGGTGGTAAATGCATAAAAAACTTCTGACTGCTGGTTGTAGTTTTACCAAAGACAATTATATGAAAATCTGGGCGGTATATCTTGCGCATGCGGCCCGGGCCAAGAAAATTTTATTATCACATTTGCACAATGAACGTACTGTTGACTAAACTGGCATCTGGAATAGGTCACCAGATTTTAGATGTCTGGCATGCTTACCAACAACATCTACACGGCGCAAACAATTACGTGTGCGACATCAACTATCAACAAATCCAGCATATAACCACACACAACAATCAGTTTGATATCAGTATTCTCGCATTGGATATTCAACGGGCCAAGACTCTGGACCAAGATGTGTTGTCTCAGTATGATCTGATTTTGATATGCAATGGCGGCGAACCGTTGACCCGTTGTTCGCCCACAGTGAAACAGATTTTGGCTGAAAAATCCAACGTTTATCTAATCGCCAACAGTTATCTGGCCCAGGATCACAAGATGTTTGACAAAACCATCTGGTTTCCGGACAACATCCAGACCTGTAGAGATTATTGGACTAGACATTTTTATCCACAGTATTTTGACAATATAAAATTACAACAGTTGCCAAGGAAAAAATCTGTTGAGTTTATCAACGGAGCGCCAAGATCGAATCGTCGGTATTTCCTTGATTGTTGTCAGCAGGCTGGATTGACCATGCCAGTCACCAGCAGTGCTTATGGCAAACAAATCATTGAAGTTAAAGATTCTCAATGGGAATCTCCGGAAGATACCGCATTTAAGCAGTTCGTAAACCACCTATACCAAACTGTCTGGCAAGAAAACAGCGATAATACCTACTATAGTGATTCGGTAGTTGTGGGCATAGATCAATGTTTTGGTCAAGTACCTCCAGGATTTTTTTTGTTGCCACTGTACTTTGAAAACTATTGTGTGGTTTTTCCTGAATCCGGTTGGCAAAACAACGAGCTCAATGTTACCGAGAAAGCCTTGAAATGTTTTTATGCAAGATCTTTGCCTTTTCCTGTGGCCGGAGCCAATGTCAACAAGTTCTACAATGAAATTGGATTTTACACGGCCTGGAATCTGTTGCCCGAAGAACTCAAAATCTTTGACAGCCAGCTGGACCATGTTGCACGCTATCAACTCATGATACAGAGTATCAAATGGCTGGTTGACAATCCTGCCATATTCTGCGGTCAACTGTTCCATGACATGACCAGGGCCAACCAAGAAAAGTTTTTGACCTGCGGTTCGGAGCATTTGTCAATAACCAAGTTTGATCATGTCATCCAAAGACACCTGCGCCATTGACATCGATTACATTTCCATCTATAATGCTAGTATGAAAGCAGACATTGACATAGACCTTGCTGACAGAGATCGTTTGCTAAATTTGATCAGCGTCACTCCTGCACGGTTGATGAATCAAGATCAGGTGCGGCGTCACAACAGTGGTGTTTATGTCACAGACATACCGCAGGATCCTGTCAACGGTTGTGCGGCCATAGATTATGAAACAGCAGAACAACTGGGCTATTTCAAGATAGATCTGCTAAACATGAGTGTGTATCAGTTGATCCGTGATCAAGCACATGATGAAGAAATGTTGTCACAGCCTCCGCCCTGGAGCAGATTGTGGACAGAGCCAGAATGGGCCAAGAACCTTGTTCACGTGGGAAACTACACAGATTTACTTGCCAACATGCGACCTGACTCTATCACTCGAATGGCAGCGTTTATATCAATCATCAGACCTGGTAAGGCGCATCTGCAAACAAAACAATGGGAAGAGGTGTTTGCTTCGGTTTGGGACGGTGATGATTCTCGCGGATTTATTTTTAAGAAGTCGCATGCTTTATCATATTCCATGCTTGTCGCACTTCATATGAATCTATTGAATCAAGACACCGTGTAATAGATTATTCAACTCGGCGGACCAGTGTAATGCTTTTTCTTTTTGATTTTTTGCGACTCATGTCGCTCAGACTTATCACCGGTCCGTGTAGTATTTCCAGATCCTTGTTTGTGAATGTGCGTAGATAACCCCGGAATGGCATCCACTCATTCTTGAGGAAAATATTAATAGGCACTGTTCTATTGCTTTCCCACCACCAAACATTGGCAAGTTCTAAAAATCTGCGTTTGGTTTCCACGTCTTGTATGGCACCAAAATCGTAAATTGTTGTGATGACTTCGTCCTGATTTTGCACGATACCGACGTACTCTTGAGTGGCGTACACACAAAAAGTAATAAACGGGTACTTTTCTGTAAGTTTCTGGAAGAAATCGTTGGGCATAATTACGCAATATTTACCAAATTGGATTGCCCCGCAAATCTAAAGATAATAAATACTCTGTATGTACTCTACCCAGGCCTATGTTTACCAGCAAATCACAAAAGTGTTGCTCATGGATACCGGTGCGGGCGAAACTTTTATCTATAGGTATGATCCTGTGTACGCAAAACGACTGACTATAAACAAAGGTGTTGACAATGTGTTGTTGTTTGAATTTATCAATCAACAAGAAAAACCAGTCAACATCACAGGCAGCACTTTCCTGTTTCGTGTGATAAACACCGAAGGGGATACTATACTGTTGCAGACACCCATGGTAATTCTCAATGGACCCACTGGTCGTGCCAAAGTAACTTTGACCAGTTCGGAGTTGCTGCAAGTTCTTGCTCAACCTGCCAATTACAGCATACAAAGAAGCAGTGGAAACTTGGTTGAAACTGTTTTTGTAGATGCACAGGCTGGTGCACGTGCTCCGGTTGATATAGTAGACAGTGTTTTGCCACAGTATGTGCCCAGCGCACCTTTGACCATTCCTACCACAGAACTCAGCAATCAGTTTAGTTACGAGGGTGTGGGTCTTGAAAACTATGCAGCCAGTCCATACTGGCAGGGTAATCCCAACGGTAGCAACAACTGGAACAGCTGGATCAATCCACAGTTTTACAGCAGTTTTATAGTGCCACGTCAGGCAGTTACTACTATACAAATGGACTTGGTGGGTTATACCGGCACCATCAAGGCCCAAGCCGCCGACAACTATCAAAGCGTTTTCTACAACGTTACGGACAGCGTGACCTATTTCAATGAAACAAAGACCATACATTGGAACATTGTTGGATGGTATCCTATTGTGCGATTGGCCTTTGATTCGAGCTTGTTTTCAGTGCCATTTTATCAAAATCAAGTTCCGGCTACGGCTGTAGCCATAGTGGAAGACGGTGTGATCACCAGTATCCAAATGCAAAACAATGGTAGTGGATATGCGGCACCACCCAAGGTCAACATTGTGGGCAACGGCGCAGGTGCCAGGGCAGAAGCAGTATGGAGCGCAGCAACCGGAGCAGTCACAGCCATCAACGTGATCGATGGTGGTTCTGGATATTGGCGTATACCAAATGCCACACTGACTTCAGGACAATATCCAGTCAGTCCACAAAATCAAGGCGCCTTGGTCATAATCAGCACCGGCTACGTTGAAAATCTCCTGTATCGATAAAGATTGATTAGTTCCAAAAATCATGTTATAATACAGCATGATTGATGTGATCTCTTATTTGCCCGCA